ACTACTCAGCCCATGACTCCAACTACCGCCCAATCGAGCCATCTTGTAACCATTAGTTGTTGAAGTTTGGGAAAAATAATCACCAACAGGTAATGCAGTATCCCCAAGTGTTTCAGAAGGAACGAACAGCCAATCAAATTCTTCACTGTATGCCATAGCTGATACATAACCTTGCCTTGTTGCCAAAGTTATTCCTGCATTCTTGTAATTATCATCTTTCTTGCTTTCAACAAAGGTGTGGTCAGTCACATACAATTCATGAATATTATTTACAATGTCACAATAGATGTTCATACCATCTGTGAACTTCCAAATGTTACCCCAAAAGTTTTCTTCACCCCTGTAAGTGATGGGAACAAGACCATTAGTTCCTGCTGCCATTCCTGATGCATTGCCAAGTAAGGTTGTTGCACCTGTAATTTCAGAATCATTTTGACTTGCAACATAAGGTTTATCAACAACACCTTTACCAATAGCAGTCTGACTGTTCATTGTTCCGTATTCTACAATCAAAAGAAGCTGTGTACATGCAGCAGTTGCACCATACTGTTGTGACCAACCAGTGCCACGATTTTCAGCCAATATACCGCATTTTCTTCTTGTCAGGTCTTGTGTTACACCTGAAATTGGTTTTGCATAGGCAATGGATGAAAGCTTGTCACCTGTGGTTGCTGTGAAGTCTGCAACTTGTTCATCAGCAAGCAAATAAGCGGAAGCAGAAACATCATACAGTGAACCTTCATAAGCTGACAGGTATATCTTTTCAACTTCGACATCATTCTTCACAAAAGCAGGGTGAACTTTGAAACCTGCCTTCTTGGTCATACTGATATAATATCTTGCTTTACGCAATTTGAAGCCTTTGCCGATATAACCGCACTGTGTTCTTGTTACAGTTGCAGTTACACCGGTTGTTCCAGTGTCTGTGAATGTGGTTGCTGACCTCACACCAACCTTGGTTGCTGTGAATGTTACAGTTGTTCCACTTCCACCAGTTGTCCAACCTGCAAAGCTTGTATTTCTGACCTTGGTTGCAACTGCTGTTGCATCATCACCTGCTGCCACTGCAACATGTTGGTCTGTACCATTTAATTTGATTGTTATGTTACCGCTTGTGGATGCACCTGTGTTAAATTTTACTGATGCAATTTCAACTTCATCATTTTTTTCAAGTTTCAAAGGAACGACCTTGTAATAAAACTTTGGTTGTTCAACCATTACTTGACCATTTGAACCATCTTCAATGTATCCTGCATCACCAAAGTATGCATTGACTGTTCCATTATCTGCAAGGTTGCATCTTCTTCTGCCACCAAAAGCAAGGATATTGTCAAAGTCTGCACCAGGTGTTTTTCCAACTGCACCTGCAAGTCTTGTGAATGTTCTGTTTGCATAATCAACTTCAACACCCACAATGTCATCATCTGTGTAACCAACATAACCTGCCAGGTCAGCAATTTTTGCATTGATTTCAATGACATCTGCTTGTGTTGCAACCGCAGCAGGGTTGACTGTGACTGTCACATTGGAAGCATTTCCAACAGTGATTACAAAGTCAAACAGGATGCCACTGGAAGTGATGCTGTTGTAAGGGGGCATATATCCTGCCTGTGTTGCCCTTGCCACTGCATAAAGGATTTCACCTTCATCAGGGTCAATTGCATAAAGACCAATTGTGTTGACTGTGTACCCAGTTGCAAGTGCTGTGTTGTTCAAAGCACCTTTGATGTTCACAGAAGCACTGTTGATTCTGCTGATGCTTGAAATACCTGCTGTCTGCTTGATATTGGTCAAAGCAGTCAGGGAAGCAAGCTGTTCCTGTGTGTAGATAGTGCTTGAAGTCTTGATTGCTGAAAAGTTGGTTGTTCCACTTCCTGCAATCAATTTTGCCATCAAAGCCTGTCCTTTTGCTGTGATAACAAATGAACTAAATTCTGCCATGATATTTTTCCACCTTTCTTTTTAATTGCTTGTAGCAATACTGATTATTTCAGTGCTTGTGATTGCATTTCCAATCATAGCTTCACTGATTGTGTCAAATTCTTCCTTGATGTCATTGGTTATGAACTCAATAGCAGCAAGGGTGATGCCATTTCCAAGGGTAAGGTCACCGCTTGTTTGTACATCCAGGATGTTAATTGATTCAACCACCAGGTTGCAGGGAAGAACTGTCTTGAATAAATAAGCCAGGTCATCCTGCTGACCCTGTTTTTCAAGGTGTGTAACCACCTTAATTTTGTACTGGTCATTGTAGATTGTTATTTGAATGTTGTTATTCCCCTGTAATGATGCAAGCTTTGAAAGAAAAGATTTCAGGGTGTGTGGAATAGCATCATTCCACCTGGTCAGAACTCTTGACTGCCTTGCTTCCAGTGGGTCACTTGGTAATGGATATATGCCTAACATCCTTTCAAATCGTGCAATGCCATCTTCATTGCAGTAAAGAATGAAGGTGTTATCCAATACCACCTGACCTTCATCACTGACCGCTTGAAATTCGGGATTTTCAGCGGTCATAATTGCTTGCATTTCCCTGTATCCTTGAAGGAATGGGGGAAGGTAATCAATAAGGTTTATTTCTCTGCTCATGCTGTGATAGTTCCTAACACAGGTATTTGGAAAGTAGTCAATGTCAAATTACTTGCCAGTGTGTTGATGGTTGTTCCCGAAATATCAATGATACCTTCAATTGCAAGCAGTCTTGTTTCAATCTGTGCTATTCTGACAATCAAGTTGCTTTGACTTGCCCAATCAGTTCTTAATTCAAGCATGTAAGCTTCAATTGCAGCAGTTGCCTGTGCTTGAAGTGCTGCCCATGAATACCCAGTGTCAAAGGTTATGGTTGCAGCAATGTCAACAGTTACTTCTTCAACTGTATCCACTGTCACTGTGTGTCCAATGGGTGCAATTCCCCAACCTTCACCTTGTGGGGAAGGGTCAATTGCATTCTGAACCGCATCAATCAATGTTTGTGTTGCTTTGTCATAGTTTGAATCAAGAATGGTAAGCTTCACCGTTCCACCGCCATCCCAAATAGGTGTGACCTTTGTTGAACCAACCCCAGGAATGGAATTGGTTTTTGTCAGGTAATCAGTAACATTACCACCATAGCTTTTTTCACCAAATGATGCAAAATACCGTTGTCTGAAAACTTCCGTATCTTCTTCATCCTCACCTGGAATAAGAACCTGTGTCAATTTTGCTGTTTCAAGTCCTTCAATGTAATCAATTGGGATGATGTCATCCAAGTATTGGTTTCCAATAGTTCCTTCTGTTTCACACTGCACTTTATACACACCAGGTGAAATGAGTTCTGTCACCACATAGTTCAATGAACCAAGGTTGAACCTTTTGTTCAGAACATCAATGTTTGAAGGTGTGAATTCACCTTGAAGTATTGCCTTTGTTGCAGGTTCAGGTTCAAGACCCCTTTCCCTTGCCCTTCTGATTAGAAAATCCCTGGATGCAGTGTCACCGAATGATTCATTCAGCACCATATCAAATTGCATATATGCCAGGGTAAGTTCCACCGCAGCAGGTGCAAGTGCATCATAGATGATGCTGCCTTCCCTTTTGTTCATGGTGTCAGGTACTCTGTCAAGCATCCTTTGCAGGATAACTTCATAAGTCATGTTTTCATACATTAAAAATTCACCACCTTTTCTGTTTCAATATCACCAAATATGGTGTGTGCTGTAAAATTACAAGTTATCTTTCCCTTGTTCACTTCAAAAGAAAAATTGTCAATGCTGATGATTCTTTCATCAGCCAGTAAAGCTTCTGTGATTCTTCTTTTAAGTTCAGGTATTACATAACTAACTGGTTGACCGTAAAGGTCAATAAGTTCAATTCCATAGTTCCAGGAATAAATAATATACTGATACCTTTCAGTGTTCAGGATATTAAAAATCACTTGACCCATTGCATCTTGCCCATCCGCATAACCCAGGATGATACTTTCATCAAGATGCATTTTATATGTTTTGCTTGGTTGTTCTTCTATCACAAAATCCTGTTGAAGGAATCCAGTTGTTGAAGGTATCATTTCATCACCAACCTATCCAACACAATGTATTGTTGACCGCCTTGCATCCGTAAAAGAAGAACTGTGTCACCGACAACCAAGCTATTGTGAACAGTGATTTCTTTCTTCCCTTTGACCTGATGCTTGTGTGTATTGTTTGATGCAGAACCACCACCTGTGTATGTGTCTGAAATTGTATGACTGTGGGTCACATCTTCTGTGTAATGGTCAAGACTAACCTTGACCTTATAATCAGTCACATTCCTTGTCAGAACCAGTTGAGCATCTGTCAAGGTCAGTTTCTGTTCCACATTTACCTTCAATGGGGAAGTGGATGTGACCTTGCCATATACAATTGTAGTTGGTTTGGATGCTTCAACTGCATCCAATGCTGCTTTCTTTATAGATTCAATTAAATTTTTAGGCAATAAATTCACCACCCCTCAAAGTTAAGTCCATTGTATGTTGACTTTCATTGAATGTGTGCTTGCATCTTTCCACAAGCATGAAATTTTGCACCGCAACATCACCCAAATTCAAATTTACAACCACCATGCTTCCTGCCCTTACTTTAAGACTTCCAAAAGCATTTGTGATTTTCAAGTTTCTTGTTTTGGAATTATACAGTGAAAGCAGTGCATCAACCTTTGCTTGACCGTTTTCACCTTCCTGTAATGTGTCATAATATTGCAGGATGCCCCAATTGTTTATGTTACTTCCATCCTGTGCAATATAGACTTCTCTTTTTCCTGTTTCTTCATTTTCATACACCAATTTTATTTTGTTGAAGGTCTGTGAATCAATGGTGGATATATAATCAAAGTTTTCACCTGTTTCTTCATCAATGACCACACCCACCTTCATTCTTTCCAATCCCTTCAAGGTCAGCTTTCCAAAATCATCATACAGAACATACATGTTCTTTTTGTTCATCAGTTCCAAATCCAGTGCATTCTGAACCATGTCAATCAGGGTTGTGTTATCTTCCACCCTGGATGCAATTATGAAGCTTGTATTTTCAACAGTACCAAGGTTCAAATTGTAATCATTGGCAACCATCTTGATGAATTCTGATGCTGTCTTGTTGGTGTAAACATAAGTGTCTTTATTTTTCAAATACCGCAATTGGTCATAAGCAACAACACTGATGTTCTGTTGCTTGTTCCGCTTCTTTGTGAATACAAAACCATAAAACAAATTCACACCGTCAACTGTTAGTCTTACAGGGTTTCCTTCTGTGAAGTTGATGTCTTGGTCTTTCACAACTGTGAAAGTCAACTTCCCAGGGGAATCCTTTCTTTCTGTATCCCATACAATACCTTGTTCAACCACAGGGGCATAAACTTTGTTACCGTTTTGAATCAACAATTCAACATTCACAAATTACACCCCCTTAAACTGGTATAGTCAGAACTTGACCAACATAAATCACATTTGGGTTTTTTAGAATGTTTGTGTTTGCATTGTATATCTTCATGTACTGTGACCCATTTCCATAATACTTCTTTGCAATACCCCATAAGGTATCACCTTTGACAACTTTATGTGTTTTGGGTGTCACCTTTGGTGCAGGGGATGATTCAGCAGGTCTTGTGTTTTGCACTGTTGCAACTGGTTTTGATTGTTTGATGGTAACATTGACAGTCTTTGTTCCATAATCTCTGTACTGCTTCAACTTTATTTCCACATTCACATCAAAACCATTCTTTGAATCTTCGATTATTTTATAATCTTCCAAGCTGACCTTGATATTTGTATCAAACAGAAGCTTTCCATTTGGAAATGTCCTGGATACAATGAACTGGAATGGTTTTTGACTTGCTTTCAACTGTTCCAGTTTATCAAGGAAAACATCAGCTTTCTGAAAACCGTTCTTATATACTGCAAATGGATATTTTGTCTGTGGTAACAATGCTGTAAAAGATATATCTGTCAAGCCTGGTTTCTTCAAAATATTGATTTCACCATCATTTATCAACACCATGGTTTTATTCTTATTGTCAATACTGATGGTTAATTTTGAAGGGGTAACAGGCAACAGCATTGCATCCAAATAAAAGTCATAAGCCATTAAGCATGCACCCCTTCCGCAACCATTTCAAGTGTTTCCTGAACTCTTTCTTCCAAGTAAGCAACAACCCCATCAAGGTCAAATTCTGAATTTGCAGCTTTAATATCAGAAGAAAAGTTCACTGTGAGTTCAGCAGTAGTGAACCTGTTTACAGCATCCCTTTCAGCAATATCACGCAAATATTTTAGTTCTTCACCTGACAATTCAACTGAACCTGCAATGCTGTTGGTATCATCAGCTATGTCAGCAAGATATTGGGATACATCCAAGCCTGTACCGTCATATGCAGTTGATTCGGGTGCTGTTGCACCGAATTTTTTAAGAAGCGCATTCATTGACAGATTGCTGTCTATCCAATCGCTGATTCCTGCACCAACTTCCGCACCTGCTGCATATGCACTTGAACCCCAACCTTCTTCAAAGGTGTCAAAGGTGTGGAAGGCATCACTTACACTTCCATATTCAAAAGTATTGTAAGCTTCTGATACGCTTTCATATTTGTAAGTGTTAAAACCTCTATCCCAGGCTTCACCGATATCTTCATACTGATGCTTTGAAGCTTCAAGTTCAGCCATCTTTTGTGTATAACTATTGACTGCATTTGTAATTCCTGTTGTGGATATATCAACACCTGGTATCTTATTCAACCATTCAATAGCTGTCTTAACACCTTCAACAATAGCCTTGATTACACTCCAAAAGCCAATTTGAATATTTATCCATGCATTTTGGAAAGCACCCGTGACATTACTTGCACATGCCTTCAATACTTCCCAAATGCCAAGACCAAGATTTGCAAACCACAACCCAACATTTTTAATTACTGCCCATATGGACAGACCCAGGTTTGCAAACCACAATCCTATGTTCTTTATGACTTCCCAGGCTGCAATTCCAAGGTTTGCAATCCACAATCCAAGATTTTTGAACAATGCGCCAAGCCAGAAAATTGCACCCATAATTTCTTCCGTAAACATAACAAACAAGACAACCAAGGCAATAAGTGCTGCAAGTATCCAAACAATAGGGCAGGAGAATAAAGCAGTATTAAATCCCCACTGTGCAGCAGTTGCTGCTATGGTTGAACCAGTCAATGCTGCTGTTACACCAATTGCAATGCCTTTTATTCCTGTATATCCTGCTTCGGCTGCCGCTGCAATGCCAACAGAAGCTGCATGAAGCAATGTTGCCACCTTCCAAACTGCCATTGCTGCAACTATGCCCCAAATTATAGGTTCAAGTGTTGACCAGTTATCATATGCCCATGAACCAATTGAAGCAACCACATCAAAGATTTCAGTTGCTACCGCTGCAACAATAGTCAGTGCATTGGTGACACCTATGACCATTTTGTTGAATTTTTCATTATTTGCCACTTCATTCAGCTTCTTTAATACAGGTTGAAATTGCACCAGTGCTTGGTTCTTGATGGATGTCCAAACCTGTCCAAATGTCATTGGCATGTTGTTGAACCGTTCTTCGATTTCATCAGCGGAACTGAACAAGGCAGCTTTGATGACATCAGAAGTCAACAATCCTTCGGATGCCCAATCTTTCATTGTTCCTTCTGCACCTTTTACCTTGACCATATAATCTTCAATTGCTTTAGCAAGCAATGGCGCATTTTCAATGATGCTTCTGTATTCATCACCTTGCAGCCTTCCTGATGCCATTGCTTGTGTTAACTGATACATTGCAGAAGCCTGTTCCTGTGCAGATGCACCACTAATGATGAAGTTCTTGTTCATTAGTTCTTGGAATGCAATGATTTCATCTGTACCGCCTTCTTTGAATGCATCACCTGCAAGCAATCCAAGCTTTGAAACAATGTCTATTGTATCTTGGTAATTCGCCCTTGCTCTTTGTGCAGAAGCAAATATTTTCTTTTCCAGTTCTTCAACAGAACCACCATCATCCACAATCAAGGATAATCTTGTTTCGGATAAAGCCATTGTATCAGACAAGTCCAATGTCCTTACAACTGCTCTCCATGACAAGTATGCAGCAGCAGCTTTTTTTATAGATGACAACAACTTATTGCTGTGAGAAACACCAGTGTTCAAAGATTGATTGAACTTTTCCTGTTCTTCGGTGTTTCTTCTGATGTTTTCCACCACTTCATTCAGTTCAATATTAGCAGCATTGATTCTTTCCCTTACACCGTCAAGTTCCGCTGCATCAAAAGCCGAATTTGCTTTGTTTTCAATAGCTTCAAACGCACTGATGGTCATATTCAATGCCTGTGTTATATTCATCAGTGGGGAAGTCATCATATCCGTCAGCCTTATAGCTGTTTGAATAGTTGCCACATTTAATCACCTGCCTTTCTTGTCAAAGATTATCACTTTCTTTTTCTTGCTTTTTTGATTTTTTCAGCTTCGGCTTTTTCTGCTTCCATCTTGATTTTTATGGATGCAATCACAAAAGCTTTTTCCTGTGGGTCAAGGTTGACGAATTCAGAAGGTAACATGTGCAGTCTATGCAAGCAATAATGTGCAAAGACTGCATCACTGTCACCTTCTTCAATTAGTTTTTTGCTTCTTCAACCTTTTCTTCCAGGGTTGTATTAAAACCGTTGAATTCCTGAATGAATGCAGCAAAGTCATTGTATTCACCAGGGTCATCAATCATTTCTTTCAAAAGTTCTTCGGGGGTCTTTACCCCATAGCTGTCCTGCAATTCAGCATCATAAAGATTTGGATGCACAATGGATGCAACCATTATCTTTGCAAGGTACAATGAAGTGTTCAACTTCGGTCTGAACATTCCTGGTTTACCTTTTACAGGAACTTCAACCATGCAGGATTCACGAATATCTTCGCTTTCTTTTGTAGTCAGTGGTTTGATTTCCCAAAGTAGGGGATTCCCATTTTCATCACAAAGGGATTTGGTTGCAGGGTAAGTTGTATTTTCCCTGATTTTCTTATTCTGTTTCAAAAACAGTTTCAAATTTGACATAATATCCACCTTTCTTTCAATGTAAATGATGAAAAAAAAACACCCCTTGGGTGTTCGCACAAGACCGAACTATCCCAAGGGGCATTATACTTGTGTTTTATACCATACCATCAAGAAGTTTGAATGTTTCAGGCATCTTGAAGTCCTCAAATGTTCCGTTAATATCTTCATCAAGGTATTCACCATCGGCATCAAACTTTGCAAGTATGCCACCATCTGTGTTGCAGTCCATGAAAACAATTGTCTGCCTTCCTGCTGCACTTGTTAGGTCATCATTTGTGACCTGAATTTCAAAATACACATCTTCACCAGTGTCTTTGTACTTTTGCAGAAGGGTTCTGAAAATTGACTGGTTATAATGTGCTGTTGCTGAAAAAGTTCCTTTCCAACCCGTTGCCTTATTACCAATACCTGTCTTACCAAGCACAGGAACTTCTGTCTTGGTTTTTTCAAAGGAAGCTTCAAAATTTATCATCTGCATGAAGTTGTATCTATTACCTTCAATAGTAACAAAGCATTCAGCAAGCTTTGCAGAAATCGCATCCTTGCCTTTCATAACTATGTTGTTAAGCATTGCAAATTACACCCCTTTCTTTACTGTACAACGCAGGTCATATAAAGCTGTGTCATTGTGTTCACAATGGTCACAACATCATTGACCACCATTGATTTCTTTGTATTGCACTGTGTGACAGATACATCAGAATCACTGAAATTCTCAATTGCTCTGATGGTCTGTAACTGTTCATGATGCTTTACAATGTCTGCCCACAAGGAAATTCTTCCTGATGCATCATTTGGAACAACACCCAAGTATTTTGTGTTAAACAGGTTTGCAATATCATTTGCAATTTGGTCAACCACTCTGATTGTTTGGTTGTCTTTGAAGATGTCACCCTTATCATCCGCTGTGGTAACAAGACTGTTTACATCTTCGAGAACTCTAACTGAATCACCTACCGCATGGAAGATGAACTTTCCTGCCAACAGTGCAGCTTCAAGTGCAGTCTGTGTGTAATCAACATCAACTACATATTCACCATTGTATTTCCTGTTGGTCAATGATTTATTGATTGCACATCCTGCCAAAGCACCACCTGCCCAATAAACCATTTCAGTTCCAGTGTTATTTTCAACAGAAACAACACCTTCATAATCAGCATCAGTGTATTTGTGAATTACCGTTTGGAACTTTACACCAATTTCATCACGCATCCGCTTTGTAAAGTTGGAATAAAGTCCTTTGGTTGTACTATCACTTGAATCACAAATCAACACATTGAATCCATATGCTTCCAAAGCACCCAGTGCAGTTGAATGATTATCACCAATTACACTTGCATTCCCACCACCTGACATGTTTGTTCCTGCTGTAACGGTCAAAGCAATATTGCTTTTCCAGGTAACAAAATCATTTGCAGACAGTGCATCTGTCTTTCCTGCTGTCAATACCGTTTGAGTATCAACAAGCTGTGTGCCAACATAAGTCTTGACATCTGACTTTGTATTGTCATCAACATTGACTGCAATTACAATCTTAATGTCATTTCCCCTTGTACCTGCATGTTTAGCAGTTCCATAGGTATTTTCTGCCTTGATTCCAGTGCCTAATCTGTACACAAACACTTTGACAGCATTCATGAAGATTTCACGCAAAGGTTTCATTTCATCATCAGTATAAGAGTATCCAAACAGCTTAAAGCAATCTTTTTGGAAATCCCCCTTTTCCACTGTGATGACCTTACCTTCCTGACCCCATTTCAAAGCCAATGGGATTGCAGCAATACCCCTGTCAGACAGTTCAACACTTGCAGAAGCTGCACTGATTACATTGATATAGCTGCCAGGAAGAATCTTATTTTGAAGAACAAAAGTTCCACCGCCCAGTGCCATATTATTTCACCTTACCTTTCAAATATTTTTCTACCATGGAAGCAACTTCATCCAAGGTGTACTGTTTATCTTCATCCAATATGGTGTTCAATAAGTCCTGTTGACCATTGAACATTTTGGACTTGACAAGCTGTTCTTTTGAAAACTTAATTTCAATGTTTTCTGTTTCCTTTGCCATTTCACACCATCCTTTCATTATTTCAATTCAGATTGCTGAATCATTTCTTCCATCAGGTCTGCATCTTCAACCTTGTACACAAACATGTTGAAGTTCACAAGGAAGTTCAAAACATCATCCACTAATTCACCACGCATGTTTGTTCCCATCACCAAGCTTTCTTTCACCGTTGCATCAAGAAGTTTTTCTTTGATTGTGATTGTTTCCAGTGCAAGGTATAAGCTTTCAAGAACCGCATTACATTCATTTCTTGGTTCTTTGGTTTTGGGGAAGTACAAGATGGAAAACAAGTTATTTCTGAAATACCTATTTCCTACAACCTGACTGCTGATGGGATTTACACACATCACTGAAAAGCAGGGTTCTTTCAAGTCCTGATTCTTCAATTCAGTATAGATTTCATACCCATCACCAAAGGATTCATTTAATTTTTCGCATATACCATCAATTATCTTGTTTATCATTTGAACACTTCCCCCAGGTACTTAATCAGTTTGTTTTCAATCACTCTTGGTGCATCAGCTTCAAGTTCTTGTTCTGAAATAGTCAACATGAATCTTCCTTCAACCCACCCCTTATGATTTGCAGTCCTATGACCAAATTCAACATATGATGCATAATGAACAGGATTGATGACTTCAATGACATAATCACTATCTATCTTTCTAATAGCAAGCGAATTTGCATATACAACAGCATCAGTTCCCTTACCGCTTCCACTTTCAGCTTCCGCTTCTGTTTTAGCTGTCCAACCCCTTCTTAATGTGCCACCCATCTTCACAACCTGCTTCTTGACCTTGCCTTTGTTCTTTCCGCTTTGCAGTCTGACAGCAGCACCTGATTCATCACGCACTATTGATTTTCCATAATCACCAACAGGTGTCCTTTTAATGACTTTGGCAAGCAGCCTTGCAGCCAGTTCTTTTGCAACTGATTCAATGAACATTTGAACCTGTTCATCACTTAACCGCTGCAACTTATCCCTGAACTGTTCAAGTCCTTTGAAATCAGCTTTCACATGCCTTCCCATTATGCCCACCCATCAAATAGTTCAAGAACCACTTCTTGGTGTGAAGGATACACCCCAGGTTGACCGCTGTTCTTATACTCTGTTGTTCTGCCTTGATGTGTAACAACAATCTTT